TACCTACGGCTGCATTAGAAACCGAAATTAGAATACCTTTTTGTGTTCTATCTGCCGGGTTCATATTAGCCACACGTACACGAACTAACTTAGTGCTTTCGTTTCTTACATCAGCATGCCGAATATTAACTGGATTGGCCATTGAAGAAGGAGCTACTGTTTTGCTTTTGGCTTCTTCAATTTTCTTTTTTAGCGTATCTACGCCGATATTACCAGAGTAAGTTATACCCATGTTATTGGCAATTTGTTTAAGCGAGTCTAATTCACTAGGTACTTCAACTGCATCAGTCATTGTTTATATATCCTTAAAGAGATTCATTATCTAAGTGCTTTTACCTAAAAAGCTCTCAATAAGAGAGCTTGTTATATTAGGCTGTGATTACTAAATGCGTGCAACTGATTTAGCTAAAGCAATACGTTCTGGACGTAAAGCCATGAAACCATACCACCATTTGATAGAACTAAAACCAACTTCACCATAAGGGTCACTGTGGTCTGCAGTTGCTACGCCCGGCATCTTAGTAATGATTTTAAATTTAACCATTTCACCGGATGTTTTAAAGCCAATAGTAGTAAAAGACTCGCTACCTACACAAAGCAAAGGGAAGACATCGTAATTGGAGCCAGTGGCGTTATAACCAGCATTGTTAGTTACTGCTGCGCCAGCACCAGCCCAATGCATCATTTCAGGAACCACAACAATACGAAAATCACCTACTTTACCAATTTCACCGTGAACCATATTCACGCCTTTTTTGTAGTCATTAGCATGAGCATAATGCTCTACACTAACAAAAGCGGCGTTACCATGAAAATCAGTCATACGAGTAAATGTAGGGATCATTTCAGAACCACAGTAAAGAATACGGCCAGAATTGACAGTATTAGTATCTACCATACGTGAACCAGTAATAATCTTAGTTTGCTTAGGCGTACGATTGTTGTCTAAATCTATAGACATACGCTGCAGATCATTATAGCTGATTTCAGAAATATCAGGACCTTCACCAATGATTTCACTATCTTGTGAAGCAACACCACCAAAGCGTACAACGCCAGCAGCATTAAGTAGATCTATCTGTAACATATCTTCGGTAATTTCATTGGCACCAGAGATAAGTTCACGAGAAAGATGCTCGTATAAATCATCTTGCGAATCAAGATCTAAGGCTTCTTGAGAAAAGTCCATGAAGAAACCTTGTTTCTCAATTTCGCCTTCAATTAAAAGACGAGTAAAACCTACCCGATTAACTCGACCACCAGTTTCAGTCAATGAAGGGATTTTACCAGTGATTGTGCCTACATCTTTACTTGAGCCATATAAGTTACCATTGGCAATAACAGCACCAGCGGCATCAATGCCTTGGTCATTAATATTACGATCATCAAGTAAAGGTATCATATGGTACACTTTAATTTGTTTACCGTAATGTTTAGGCATATTTTTAGTAGAAGCTAGCTGAGTAAAATACTGCTCTTTCACTGCTTCAACTAATGCTTTTTTATGCCAGTAATCTGTTCGGACCTGTGGCCCAATATCAGATGATGTGCCCCCTAAAGGGTCGTTATAGCGTATTTGACTTTTATCATTTAATGGCATGCTTTACTCCCGTTTAACCGTATTTTTGCATGAATTCATCGTCGCTTAAACTAATTACAGGTTTTGTGTTTAGATTATTTGCGACAGGACTGGCTTTTTTGGCAGGACTAACTCTTCGCTTTTTAGCCTGCGTAGCCGTGTTACTAACACTTTTCGGTTTAGTTGATACTTTAGACGGAGCGTCTTGTGCTTCTTGAGCATTGAAGGCACCACGTTCTTGCATCATACTACCTACTTTGTTATATGCTTCTAAGTCAGACAGTCCAGTAAGTCCGCCTAGTAGCCTTGCTTTCTCAACTTCATTCATCACACTATTATAAGTGCCATTGGAAACGTGAGTATTAATTTGTTCGAGTAAAGCAGGATTCTGCACTATCGCAGTTTTGCTTGCTTCATCCCATTTATCGTTAACTTCAGTCATTGTGGTTGAAAATGATTCTGTATTACGTATACGATCAACAACATCATCCAGTGCCACAACATTGTCGCTAACAGTGTGCTCGTTAGGAATGTACTTATTAAAGTCCACTTCTTCTAAGCTATCGGCATCAATTTTAGTGTCTGCCATTAATTTAGCGATAGCCCCTTTATCGCCTTTTACTAAATCAATTACATAATTTAATTTACCTTCATCTAATAGATCATGATTCTCTAGCATTTTCAATGCTTTTCTATGAGGCTTCATAGCTCGCATTTTATCGCTATAATCTACACCCATCTGAATAAGTTGACGAACTTCATTAGGATTACTGGGAGTAATTGTTCTACCTCCAGCTTTGATTGGAGCCATGATCTCAGCAAGCATATCAGCACTTTCTGAGGATTCGTCATTAGGCTCTTCAGGCTCTTCCTCATCATCGTCAGAAGATTCTACCTCATCTTCTTCTACTGCGTCTGCCTCTTCTGCTTCATCATCTTCTTCCAAGGATTCGTCACTGTCATCAGTATCAGGAGTTTCATCTAAATCTGGGTCATCAACATCATCCGACTCAGAACTAGATTCTTCTTCAACCTCTGCATCTGCAGCAGCTTGGTCTTCTTCTGGCTCAGTAGAATCTTCTGGCTCATCGGAAGCCTCAGCAGTAAAATCGCCGACAGAAGACTTTAAAAAGTCTTCATCGGACATGTCTAATAAACGATCAGCCATATTAATGCCCCTGATTTGCTACATCAAGTGCTTGTTCGTATTCAGCTAAAGCTGCTTTAGCCGCCTGACCTTCATTATAGACATTACTAAGGTAAAGCTTTAAAGCAGAAATACCGACCATTTTGTTTTGCACACTTTTTTGCTGCACTTCGTTTAAAGGGTGCGCCGTTAAAGCAACTAATTTCACAGCTTCATCTTCAAGATAACCTTTATCAATTAATGTTTTAAATGATGCGTTGTTACCTAACTCTTCTAAGTGTTGAGCCAGTGCAATTTTTAATTTAAGCTCTTCAATGCTAATTTCAATTTCTTGTGCTTCGTTTTGAGGTTGAATCATTGTGTTTCCTATTGCCTTGATTATATCATTGGGCTGTTTTTGTTTCTGGGTTTGTTAAAACTTTAAAGGCTTCCAAATCTATATTAGCTTGTGCTTGTGCACTTTGTTTTTGCAATTCCCTTTCTTGAGTTACACCAGCTTCCTGCTCAACAAAGTCTAAATTCTTCTTGTCAGTGTCAGCCTGCATATTATCCGATTTATACCCCGATAAAGCAGCATCTGCAAGTACTTTCTGCGTATCTGCCTTAATTTTAGCAATTTCAGCTTGTTTCTCTTGCAATTCCAACTGTTGCATTAATTGTTGGTGCTGATCAGGCTGCGGAGAAAATTCTTTTATTTGTTTAGCCAACTGAGGCATTTTACGTAATTCAGCAATCTCAGCTAGTATAATTTTAGTGAACTCTAAACCAAAAGATTGGCCAGTAGTTTGAAGCATAAAAGAAAGCTCTTGTGCTTTTTGCTCATCAGCTTCGGCAGTAGAAATACGTAGCTCTAAATCAAATTTACCTGCTAAATCGTCACGTCTTACAGGCACAAATTCTTCAGCAGTTATACGTACAACTTCTTCTTCAGAGAGAAATTCAGCATTCATGGCAATTATTTTACGGCCTACTGCTTTAACTCCTTCTGCATACCTTCTCAATATACCCATCTCTCTTCTTGCAGCCGCACTTAAAGCACCGTTAGCTGCTGCTGCAGTAGCTCCTAAACCTGCTCCTGATATGCCTTCAGTTGAAAAAGATTTAATCCCTGACAGGCTCTCAGCTTCGTTATTTTGCATATTGAGCAGAGTATAGGCTGACATTGGTATTTCTGGGAATTGATGCTGATAAATACTTTGTTGCCCATCACCTGCACTGTTAAACTCATAGTCCTTTCCTGCTTCAAATCTACGTTTATTTACGACGTCTAAGGCACCTTTTCTTACACCTGTTTGGCCATTGGCAGATTTGCCCATAGAGTCAATCATGCCTCTGGTCAAGGCTCCAATAACTTTTTGGTTATCTAACAAGAGTTCGCCATCAGGTTCTCCGTGTATAGCGTTTTTAACTGGTAAATACTGAATGATTACAAAAGGTAACTCTTGATCTGGGTAAGGATTTTCTTCAAGGCGAATCATGACATCGCCTACCCAAGCAGCAACAATGGGTTTAGTTTCACCAGTACCGTCAATATCCCAATAACCCCAATACTCAGTTACAACAAACTTCTTACGCGGAGCATCGCTAAATCTGAAGCCTTCTTTTGCCCAAGAAGATTCATGATCAGGCGAGCCAATAACAGAATTAACCTTATTATCTTTGATATGCTCTAAGTTACTATATATGCCTGCTTTTTCTAAATTGGCATAATTTGTTTCGTAAGAATATATAACAAATTCTGCCGCATCAATATCACCGTTACACGTAGGATCAACTCTAACATTACGGTAGTCACAAATTTCTACCGCAGGTTGATTTTTTAATTGAACTTCCTCTTCTACTTCTTCCATTTGACCTGTAGGCACTGGCACATAGCCTTTACCGCTTGATTGAGACTTTTCCACTGCCGCAAGTAACTCTGTAGGTAATTGACTAGGGTCAGTTTGAGAAGCTTCTTGTAGTAATTGTACATCTGCTTGGGTGCGTGCAGGAACCAGCTCATAAATAGGATATTCCTTCATTACTTTAGTAGTACTACTTTCCCAAGATACTTTAAGAATTACGGTTCCTTCGTTTACACCTGTTCTAACCATCTTATCAATAAGAGCTACTTTATTTAATTGGTTATTAAACTGATTATTTAGCACTAATTGGTTTTGCTTTGAAGAATGTACATCTTCCGCGGTTATAGGCAATACTTTAAAAATATCTGGAGTATTTAAAAAAGGTTCCGATAAAGAAGTATAGCGCCACTCAGCTTGTTTACGTATGAGCTTCGGTTGTAATTTAGAACGCCCATCACTTTTGTTTGGTTTAGTGACACCAAAAGGTTGGTGTCTATTAGGGTTGCCTTGATTAGAATTAACGGGATTTAGGTTATGCAACCATTCATCAATTTTGCTAACCATAGCTGCATGACTACTTTCAGTAGCTGTATAATCTTCTTTTAATTGCATTATTTTAGGTGGATTCTCCCACCCAGTGTTTATATCAGTTGGCTGAACTAAGTCATGCATCTTTTGGCTCCTTAAATTATAACGGTATGATCAGCTAAAAGAGTAGGTAAGTCAATAACACTAGGTGTTTGCGAAGTAACTATAATATTAACCCCTTTACTATATTCCCCCGAATTACGTATCTCTATACTGTGCATGCCTTCAACCAAATTAAAATTATAAGTACCATCTACCTCAGTAGTTAAAACACCTTCGGTGCCTTGCACAGCAACTTCGCTATTAATTGCTGTAACTCGTATACCTATTTGTGTTGGCAAACCCAAAGGATCAGTAAGAGTGCCTGTTACTTGTATAGTCATAATAACCTCTTAAAATAAATTACTCTTCTGTACATAGGATAGTAAACTTTTGCGTATTTACGTCAGACGTACCATGGTAACGAGAATAGCTAGTTATGAGAACCCTATATGAAAAGTTAGCAGTTGAAGACGTACTATCTGTGTAAGTAGTAGAGCCGCTAGCAAATTCTTCTGAGACACATATACCTACTTCTTGTTCTGTAGTAGCGCTCCCTGTGAACGAGCCGTTAGTAACTACTTGCCATACTCCACTAGTGATAGATCTTTCTAATGTCCACGTTAAACTAGGTTGCGTAACTGACGTTGGGCAAGTACCGGGAGTCTCAGCATATGCTTCTAATACCCAAGATATTATAATGTTTTTAGGGTTACCGTTAGTACCAAAAGGACCAATTTCAACAGCATGAGAATTAACGCCATAAGGCGTTAATTGAG